TTTACCGCTGGCGGTGGAGCACCCAATCAACAGTTGATTCGTCAAACGCGTCGTTATTTCCGCTACCAGTCTGGTAAGGGTATTCAGTTCTCTACTGGTTCATCTTTAAAGCCTGCGTTGTTTGTAACTTCTATTACGGGTACTGGAACAACTGCTACGGTCACCACTCGTTATGCTCACAACATGACGGTAGGTTCTAAGATACAAGTTCAAGGTGCAAACCAAGGCATATACAACGGAACATTTACTGTTGCTACTGTTACATCACCAACTGTATTTACATATACAACTATTAGCAGTATTGCTGTAACTCCAGCAACAGGACTTATTCGTATTAGCCCACTTAGTTGGTATGGCTCATCTAACCGTGTTGGAATGTTTGACCAGCAAAACGGATTCTTTTTTGAGTTTGACGGACAGACTTTGTATGCAGTACTGCGTAATTCTATTAACCAAATTAACGGAACTGCTGCTGTAACTAATGGCTCAAACATCGTTACGGGTACAGGGTCATCATTTTCTACCCAATTGCTTATTGGTGACTACGTTGTTATTCGTGGTCAGTCTTATAAAGTGCTTACGATTATTGACAATACGACTATGCAGGTATCACCTGAGTATCGTGGTACTACGATTAGTGGTGCTTTGGTGTCTCGTACAATTGATTTCAGAATCCCACAATCATCTTGGTATGACAAGTGTGATGGTACAGGTCCATCAGGCTATACGCTTGATTTAACCCGTATGCAGATGTGGTATATCGACTATTCTTGGTACGGTGCTGGTGTTGTTCGTTATGGATTCCGTGGAACAAAAGGACAGATTACTTACGTTACGCAGATTCAAAACAACAACGTTCAGTTTGAAGCCTATATGCGTTCTGGAAACATGGCGGCTCACTATGAATCCAATGGTCAGTCTCCAATAACGCAATTGTCAGCCAGTTTAAGCACAGGCGGCACAACCACTTTATCTGCGGCATTGGCTGTTGATGCTGTAACAGTTCCAATAACTTCAACAACTAACTTTAACTCTGCGGGCGTTGCTGTAATTGGTACTGAATATATCGCTTACACAGGCATATCAGGCAGTAATCTAATTGGCTGCACAAGGGGTTATGGCAACACAACTGCAAGAGGATATCCAAGCGGCACAACAATTGGTCCATCTTCCATTGACATTGATAACGGCGCTGGTTTTGCTCCAAGTGGTTCGGTTAAAGTACAAGCATCAGGCAATTCTGGAGCAATTGAATATATTGCTTACGCAGGTAATGACGGCAGCTTCTTGTATGGCTTAACTCGTGGTCAAACTGGTGGAGCCGCTGCAACGGCATTTACTTATTCAGCAACAGCCCCTGTAGCGGTTGAATTTGCATCTCCTGATACCGTACCTTCTCTGTCTCACTGGGGTTCGTCAGTCATTATGGATGGTCAGTTCAACGATGATAAGTCGTTAATCTTTAACTACGGTGTAAATCTTGCAGTAACTTTACTTACTACAACCACTTTAGTTTGCCCATTACTTGCAATTCGCATCGCCCCATCAGTAGATAATGGTCAAGTTGGCTTACTCGGTCAAAAAGAAATTATTAACCGTATGCAGTTGACGCTGCTTGAGTTGGGAATTGTTGCAAGTGGTACTACTTTAATTACCTTAGTGCTGAACGGTTATGTATTAGGCGGAACGTGGGGAGCTTGGACTTCTCCAATTTCCCAAGGTGTTGACGCTGTTATTTCATCTTTGGCTCAAGTTTCGGTAAACACTTTAAATAGTGGCACATTGAAGGGCGGCGAGTCAGTTGCTGCGTTTTATACCAACTCAGGTGGTCAAACAACTTTGGACTTGTCTCAAGTACGTGACATCGGTAACTCAATTTTGGGCGGTGGTAATAGCTCTGCGGTGTCTACAAGCCCCGCCAATGTATACCCAGATGGCCCTGATGTTTTGTACGTTTGTGCAACCAATGTGGTTAGTTTGGCAACACCAAGTGTGTACACTCGTTTATCTTGGAAAGAAGCACAGGCTTAATGTATGGCATCACCAGCATGGCAACGCAAGGAAGGCAAGAACCCCAACGGCGGCTTGAACGCCAAGGGGCGAGCCTCTGCGAAGAAAGAAGGGCACGACTTGAAACCACCTCAACCAGAGGGCGGCTCAAGGCGCGACTCTTTCTGCGCTCGCATGAGTGGGATGAAAAAGAAGTTGACATCCGCAAAAACAGCGAACGACCCGAACTCTAGGATTAACAAGAGTCTTAGAGCGTGGAACTGCGCTGAGGGCGGATACATTAAAGCGGCAGACGGTATAGCCCAAAAGGGCAAAACCAAAGGTAAGCTCTGTTAATGGAAATGATCATATGGAATTCAGTTTTGTCCGCTTTTTCTGCTGTACTCATGTGGGTATGGAAAGACAAGTCGGATGAGTTAAAGCGGGTTCAAATCCTGCTCAACAAAACACGCGAGGAGATTGCCCGTGATTACGCAACTAACGCAGAAGTGCAAAGAATTACTGACCACATTGACCAACGCTTTAATCGCCTTGAAGCAAAAATTGACCAGCTTATTGCGGGGAAGTGATGCCAAGTAAGAGTAAAGCACAGCATAATTTGATGGAGGGCGTGGCACACAATGCTGCGTTTGCCAAAAAGGTCGGGATCCCACAATCCGTGGGACGCGACTTCAGTGAGGCCGACAAAGGCAAGAAGTTTAGTAAGGGTGGTGCTGATACACAACCTCAGAGACAATCAATCAACCAGCCTAAAACCCATCATGGGGAGCAGGCACTTTTTAAAAAAGGTGGAAGTATGGCTACTAAGAAAATGAACCCATTTGCTAAATTTGAAGCATCTGCTAAAGACAAAGCAATGGACAAAAAAGAGATGATGGGCATGAAAAAAGGCGGCATGAAAAAAATGGCTGCTGGCGGTTCTGTTGATGTAGGTAACAGTACATCAATGGGCAAAGTTCGTCATGCCGCTCCTAGCCGCGATGGCGTTGCATCTAAAGGCAAGACCAAAGGTACGCAAATTGTCATGTCTGGTAACAAGGGCATGAAAAAAGGCGGAATGGCTAAGTGTTAAGGAGCCTATCATGGCAAAAAGCAAAGTAAAACGTTACGCTAATGAGGGATACGTCACTAGCGAAGATAGCAATTATGGGATGAAAGAAGCCTATGATGATGCTCAAGCAGAAGCTCGCGGCGAAGAAATCTTAAAAGGGATGCGCGACGAGGAAACTGCAAACGTTTCACGCGCTAAGCCAAAAATGGTCACCAAAGAAGAACTTGAGAAATCAGGTTTGAGTTTGCGTGACTACATGAATAAACAACAAGGTTTAACCCGTCGTGGTGAGTCTGCTTCACCCAGTAGATCTGTTGCGCCAAAAGTAACTGATACTGGTGATGAAACATCTCGCCTAGCCGCGCGTATGCCTAAGCCTTCGCTGAAATACCAAAGCCTACAGGATCGTGAGATCGAGGCTGAGGGAAAGCGTCGTGCAGAGGGACGTACGTTTTATGGTACGAATAAGATGAAGGTGCCTGAGCGGGAGGAGCGCAAGCCTTTGCCACTCAAGAGCACCAAGTCTGAGACTGGATATACGGGCATGGGCTCCATAAAGTTTTCTAAAGGTGGATCCACTGCATCCAGCCGTGCAGACGGTATTGCAACTAAAGGCAAGACCCGTGGCACTATCGTTGCATGTGGCGGTGGCTACATGAAAGGCAAAAAATGATGTCTAGCCGTGGCATGGGTGCAATCAGTCCATCTAAGATGCCAGATGGAAAACGTAAAGCACGCCGTGACAATACGGACTTTACTGAGTACGCCAAGGGCGGAAAGGTTGGTTTGTATGCCAATATCCATGCAAAACAGCAGAGGATAGCCCACGGCTCTAATGAGAAGATGAGGAAGCCCGGAAGCAAGGGCGCCCCTACTGAAGATGCATTTATTCAATCTGCCAAGACAGCAAAAAAGGCTAAAGGTGGAAAGATTGACTCTTTAAAATTGGCTGAATCAAGGAGAAGATAATGGCTGAAAAATGGATACAGAACGCAATCAAGAAACCCGGCGCTCTGCGCTCCGCTCTTGGTGCGAAAAAAGGCAAGCCGATTCCATCCGCGAAGTTGGAGAAAGCAGCCAAAGCCCCCGGCAAAATGGGTCAACGCGCCCGTCTAGCCGAGACTCTCAAAGGTTTGAAGAAGTAAAGGAAACACATGTCACAACTTACCCTAACCCCCGCAGAAGATCAGATGATTGTTGACGCACTTCGTGCTAAAGCTGCTTCTTATACAGCCATGTTTGGCGTGCAAGATGCTGAACTAGAGGCTTTGGTTGCTAAGGTTGAAGGTCAACTACCAGCCCCCGTGGTTGAGGCTCCCGTGGTTGAAGAAACCCCTGTGGTGGAAGAGCCAGCAGTTGAAGAAGTTGTTGCTGAAGAAGTACCAGCGGAAGAAGAGTAATGGCTAATACCTCTGGAACCGCATCATTTAATCTAGACCTTTCCGATTTAATCGAAGAGGCGTTTGAGCGTTGCGGATCAGAATTGCGTACTGGTTACGACATGCGTACTGCACGTCGTTCCCTCAATCTTTTGACCATTGAATGGGCAAACAGAGGTATCAACTTATGGACTATTGAGCAGGGGATTATTCCTCTAAACACTGGTCAGATCTCCTATCCTTTCCCTGTAGATACGATTGATTTGCTAGATCATGTAACCCGAACTGGGACGGATCAGAATCAATCTGACTTGAACATCACCCGTATTTCAGAGTCAACTTACTCTACT